TAGAATGGGACCCCCCTCGCCCCCACACCCCTTAATCTGCACAAACGATTCCGTAAAAATAGAAACCTACCCCGTCAACAATATAACTTGACATATAAAAAATAATATATAAAAAATTCTGAAAACTTACTTAGATTGCTTTAGGGTCGAAGTTGTATAACTCGGAGTAGACATCTTTAATACGCATGAATTTAGCCCCGTGCTGATCGAAGTCATCATCGCCTCGAACGTAGAGAGCTAGGTGTACCATTTCATGAAGAAGAGTTTGGAATATAGTGATGAAGTGCCCACAAGAACCAGAACTTATTTCAATTGCCATATCAACTTCATCAAAGCATCCATATATAGTAGGGTTCTTAATGACACGGAACTTAACTTTGTCTGATTTAGGCATAGGTAGTCTATTAAAAGGTGGCATTTGGCAAGCCATGTTGTAAAGTATCTCTAAGTTCTTCTTAGTTAACGTAGTTTTTGACATAAAACACCCCTTAAAAACATATTATACTTAAAAAAGTTGCGACTTAATGACAAACTAGTATAAAATAAATAAATTAGCTGCAAAAATAAACTCATAGGTGACACAGCAACCCATGCAAACAGAAAATATTCAAGAAAATCAAGACTTTAGCGATGTAGACGTCGTTCTTGTACCCCCTATTGAACAAAATGAACCTATTCCACCCAATGCACGCGAGGCATTACCGCCTTTAACAAATGAACAAGAGATAGAAATGGTAGGAAATACTATCAAACTTATCTCAGACTTAACCGGACAGCGTATTCAAGCTACGCAAGAGGACATAGATGAGGCAAAAACGGTGATAAAAACTATGGTTAAAGAGCCTGAGAAGAAACTACATATAAGAAAGTATAAAAATAGTACACTTGCAGCACTAGCAGGTATGGTAGCAGAGTTAGATGCACAAGTTGTAGATGACTTAAAGGATCTAAAGACGTTTGTAATTAACGGACTTATTAAGGAAGCAACGATGTCAGACAAAGCTAAAGAAAGAATTACAGCGTTACGTGCAATCGGTGAGGTAGATGGAGTGGATGCGTTTAAAAAACATACTGAAGTGGTTCATAAGAGTATGTCGATGGATGATATAGAGAGTAGACTACAAACACTTGTAACTAAATTACAAAAACGACTGGACGTTAAAGACTCTGAAGTGATCGATGCAGAAGTTGTAAAAGATGAGTGATGAAAAGAAGGAACAAGAGAAACGGGTACTATCTCTTATTAGGTTTTTAGGAGCACACAAGAAACACTTAGCAGAAGCAGAAGCTAAAGAAGTTGATGCACTATTAGAACTGACAGATGGTAAGATAGTACAAGATGTAGGTAGCACAAGCTTTTTAGAATTTATACAACATGTGTACCCAGGTTATATGGTAGGAGCGCATCATGCGAGGCTGGCTAAGATATTTGAAGATATTGCTGCAGGAAAGAAAAAAAGAGTTATTGTTAATATTGCACCGAGACATGGTAAGTCAGAGCTTATTTCATATCTTGCGCCTGCATGGTTCCTCGGTAAATTTCCTCACAAAAAGGTTATTATGGCGTCTCACACAGCTGATCTGGCGGTTGGTTTTGGTCGTCGTGTCCGTAATCTGGTGGGCTCGGATGCGTATAAGGATATTTTTCCAGCGGTAGAATTACAAGCTGACTCTAAGTCTGCATCACGTTGGGGGACAAATTTTAATGGTGAATATTTTGCAATTGGTGTTGGTGGTGCCCTCGCTGGTCGCGGGGCTGATTTGTTTATCATTGATGACCCACACTCTGAACAGGATGCTAAACTTGGAAGAGCTGATGTTTTTCTCCCTGCTTGGGAGTGGTTTCAGTCTGGTCCATTACAGCGTCTTATGCCGGGCGGTGCGATTATTGTAGTGATGACACGTTGGTCTAAACTTGATCTGACAGGTCAGATTGTGAACCAGATGGTTAAGAATGAAGAAGTAGATCAGTGGGAGGTAGTAGAATTTCCAGCCATTGTGCAAGAGAAAGACGGAACTGAAAAACCATTATGGCCTGAGTTCTGGAGTTTAGAAGAATTACTTAGCAAGAAAGCTGCACTAGATGTACGATATTGGAACTCACAGTATTTACAAAATCCAGTATCAGAAGAAGGTGCATTAATAAAAAGAGAATGGTGGAAGATATGGGAAGAAGAAGATCCACCTGATTGTGAATTTACAATTATGAGTTTAGATGCTGCCCAGGAGGCAAATAATAGAGCGGACTACAATGCGCTCACCACTTGGGGCGTCTTTTTTAACGAAGAAACGAATAACTATAATATAATACTGTTAAACTCAATTAAGAAACGACTAGAGTTTCCTGAACTTAAAGAACTATGTATAGAAGAGTATAAAGAGTGGGAACCTGATTCGTTTTTAGTAGAAAAGAAATCAAACGGTGCGGCTCTCTATCAAGAGTTTAGACGTATGGGTATTCCTGTTGGTGAATTTACACCAGGTAAAGGGCAAGATAAGATTAGCCGAGTCAATGCAGTATCAGATTTATTCAGAAGCGGAATTGTGTGGGCACCTGACAGACGATGGGCTAAAGAAGTAATAGAAGAGTGTAATGATTTTCCAAGTGGTGCTAATGACGACCTTGTAGATAGTACAACACTTGCATTAATGAGATTTAGACAAGGTGGGTTTATTAGGTTACCAAATGATGAGCCAGAAGATATACCAGGATTTAGAAGTTCTCGAAACAGATTATATGCAATATAAGGATTAAATTATGGCAACTAATATAGATAAAAGTGTATACCAAGCTCCGATGGGATTAGATCAGGACCCACAAAATCCAGAAACATCGGCGTTAAGTATTGAAATTGAAAACCCAGAAAGTGTAACGCTTGATGATGGTAGTATGGAAATTACTATTGTGCCTGGTAAAGAAAATGATGATGAGTTTAATGATAACTTAGCAGAAGATATGGACGAGGGTCAGTTGACTGAATTGTCAGGTGATTTAATGGGTGAATACGATGCTGATATTAATTCAAGAAAAGATTGGTTAACTACTTATGTGGATGGCTTAGAGTTACTAGGTCTTAAAGTAGAAGACAGAACAGAACCGTGGCCTGGGGCATGCAATGTGTACCACCCCTTAATGACAGAAGCGCTGGTTAAATTCCAAGCTGAAACTATGATGGAGACATTTCCAGCGGCAGGCCCAGTTAAAACAGTAATTATTGGTAAGCAAACAAAAGAAAAAGAAGATGCTGCCGAGCGTGTAAAAGATGATATGAATTATCAACTCACGGATATGATGCCTGAGTATAGACCTGAGCATGAACGCATGTTATGGGGACTAGGTTTATCCGGTAACTCATTTAAAAAAGTTTATTACGATCCTAACATTGAACGTCAAGTGTCGATGTATGTTCCTGCTGAAGATATCGTAGTTCCATATGGCGCATCTAATTTAGAAACAGCAGAGCGTGTCACACATGTTATGCGTAAAACAAAAAATGAATTACACAGATTACAAGTTTCAGGTTTTTATCGTGATATAGATTTAGGTGAACCATTCTTAGATATTGATGAAGCTGAAAAGAAAATTGCAGAGAAGCTAGGATTTAATCCAACAGAAGATGACAGATATAAAATCCTTGAGATGCATGTTAATCTTGATTTAGAAAACGGTGATAGTGAAAATGGAATTGCGTTACCTTATGTGATAACGATTGAAAAAGGTACAGGCACTATATTAGCAATTCGTCGTAATTGGAATCCTGATGATAAATTAAAAGCTAAACGCCAACACTTTGTGCACTATGGATATATTCCAGGTTTTGGTTTCTACTGTTTTGGTTTAATCCACCTAATTGGTGCATTTGCTAAATCAGGTACAATGATTCTTCGTCAGTTAGTTGATGCGGGTACATTATCAAATCTTCCTGGTGGTCTAAAGGCTCGTGGGTTACGCATTAAAGGCGATGACACTCCGATTGCTCCAGGTGAATGGCGTGATGTAGATATACCATCAGGTGCAGTGCGTGACAATATCTTACCACTTCCTTATAAAGAACCTAGTATGGTTCTAAACCAACTAATGAATCAAATCATTGAAGAAGGTAGACGTTTTGCATCAGCTGCTGATATGAAAGTATCTGATATGTCTGCTAATTCTCCAGTAGGTACTACATTAGCAATTCTTGAAAGAACATTGAAAGTAATGAGCGCAGTTCAAGCTCGTATTTACTATGCAATGAAACAAGAGTTTAAATTACTTAAAGGTATTATTCGTGATTACACTCCAACAGAGTATTCATATGAGCCTGAAGTAGGTAGTAGACGTGCTAAACAATCTGACTACGATAATGTAGATGTCATTCCAGTTAGTGATCCTAATGCTGCAACTATGTCACAAAAAGTAGTTCAGTATCAAGCCGTGATGCAGATGGCAGCAGCTAGTCCACAAATTTATGACCAAGTAGAATTAAATAAACAAATGCTAGAAGTACTTGGTGTTAAAAATATTGGAAAACTTATACCATCAGCTGATGACCAAAAACCAAAAGATCCTGTATCAGAAAATATGAATATTATTAATGGTAAACCGGTTAAAGCGTTTATTTATCAAGATCATAAAGCTCATATTCAAGTACATATGTCTGCTATGCAAGATCCTAAAATTATGGAAATGATAGGTCAAAACCCACAAGCAGGTGCAATTCAAGCTGCAGCTATGGCACACATTAATGAGCACGTAGCATTTGAATATAGAAAACAACTTGAAGAACAATTAGGTGTTCCACTACCTAAACCTGATGAAACATTACCAGAAGATGTAGAGTTTGAATTATCTAAAGTCATGGCAGAAGCAGCACAAAAACTATTGGCTAAAGATCAAGCAGAAGGTCAACAACAAAAGGCTGAACAACAAGCTCAAGATCCAATTATCCAAATGCAACAACAAGAGTTACAACTTAAAGCTCAAGATATTCAAATCAAAGCACAAAAAACTATGGCAGATATTCAAGCAGATCAAGCTAGACTTGAACTTGATAAGATGCGTATTGAATCACAAGAACGTATCGCTGGTGCTCAATTAGGGGCTCAATCTGTAAAAGATAATAAAGAGCTAGAAGCTAAACAGTTACTAGAAGGTACAAAAATTGGTATAGAAGCAGTTAGAGATAATAATCAATTAGAGCACCAAAAAGAACAAGCTGGAAGACAACAAGCTATACAGATGCAACAAATGAATCAACAACAACCAAAGGAGTAGTAAATGATAGACCCAACGTTAGAACTACTAGTCAACAAAGTAGCTGAAAAACGCAAAGATATATTAAGTTCGATTGCTGACGGTTCTGCTAAAGATTATGCACATTATCAATCTGCTGTAGGATATATAAGAGCTTGCGATACTATACAAGGTATTATTGCCGACATCATAGATAATATGGAGAATTCAAATGAGTGAACAAATACTCACAATGAATAAAAATTTAGTTGATGCCGCTGGGCGACCAATTAATATTCCATCGTTAGATGCAGTAGAAATAGAAGATATACCTATCGAAGAACGGGGTTTACAGTTACCAGAACCTAAAGGATATAAAATACTTTGTGCAATTCCAGATGCTTCAGAAACTTATCAAGGCGGTATTGTAAAAGCAGATTCAACTAGAACTATAGAAGAACATTCAACTGTAGTTTTATTTGTAGTAAAAGTAGGTGATTTAGCTTATAAAGATGAAGCAAGATTTCCTACAGGTCCATGGTGTAAAGAAGGTGATTTTGTTTTAACGCGTGCATACGCAGGCACTAGATTTAAAATTCACGGAAGAGAATTCCGCATTATTAACGACGATACAGTTGAGGGGGTTGTTGCTGATCCTCGTGGCTACACTCGCGCATAAGGAGTAATATATGGCTGACGTAAAAGATGGTGACATTGTATTTGAATACCCAGATGATGAAGATATTCCAGGTAGTAAATTACCTGATGAAAAAGAAGTTTTCATTCAAAAAGAAAAAAATGAAATTAAAATAGAAACAAAGGCTGATGATATTGATATTGAAATTGAAGACGATATTCCAGTTGCTGATAGAGGCAAAGAACCTTTACCTAAAGAAAAAGTTGAAGAGCTTGAAAATGACACACTAGAAAATTACTCTAGTAGAGTTAAAGACCGTATGGCTCAGCTTAAAAAAGCTTGGCACGACGAAAGACGTGAGAAAGAATCTGCAGACCGTGAAAGACAAGAAGCTATTAGGTATGCACAACAAATTACGGATGAAAATAAAAAACTTAAAACTACTTTAGAGTCAGGTGAATCAACTTATATTGAGACACTTAAAAATGGACTTGAAAGCGAACTTGCTTTAGCTAAAGAATCTTACCGTAAAGCCTATGATACAGGTGAAACAGAGAGTATAATTGACGCACAACAAAAGATGAATGATGCTCAGTTTAAACTGTCTCAAGCTAAACAATATGAGCCTAGATTTAAAAGTGCTTTACAAGATACAGAAAATCCTGTATATATACAACAAAATCAAACTCAGATTCAAAAACCTGATGATAGAGCTCTTGCTTGGCAAGATAAAAACAAATGGTTTGGCAAAGATGAAGAAATGACGAGCCTTGCATTAGGCTTACATGAAAAATTAGTTAGGAGTGGGATCAGTCCTTCTTCTGATGAATATTACCGTCGTATTGATAGTACGATGCAGAAACGATTCCCAGAAAACTTTGGGGATGCAACGCTAGACGAGGACCAACCCGCCGAGCGCACAAAACCTTCGAATGTAGTTGCCCCGGCAACGCGTAGCACCGCGCCTAAAAAAGTGCGTCTGACAAAGACACAAGTAGCGTTAGCCAAGAAATTTGGTTTAACACCGGAACAATATGCAAGAGAAACTTTAAAATTGGAGAATGCAAATGGATAATAACAGACAAGATCGTGAATTAGAATCAAGAGAAGAATTTCAACGTGCAGATAGCTGGAAACCTGCCTCCCTATTACCTGAATTTAAAAAGGTACCTGGTTGGGCATACCGTTGGATCAGAACTAGTCTATTAAACGAAGCTGATAATCTAAATGTTTCTTCAAAGATGCGTGAAGGATGGGAACCCGTTAAATTAGCGGACCACCCTGAAATGAGAATAATGGTTGACCAAAATGCTCGGTTTAAAGACGGAGTTGAAATTGGTGGACTATTATTATGTAAAATTCCAGAAGAGTTTGTTGCACAACGTAAGGCCCACTATGAAAACATAGCGAAACAACAAGCCGAAGCAGTTGACAACAGCTTTATGAAACAGAATGATGCTCGTATGCCTCTTTTCTCAGAGAAGAAAGCTACATCGTCATTCGGTAAAGGTAAATAACACAAAGGAGACATATTATGTCAGCAACAGCAACCCCGTACGGCTTTAAACCCGTAAATGAAATTGGCGGTCTACCATATGCTGGTAGCACACGTCAAATCAAGATTGCTTCCGGCTACGCAGCAAATATATACTACGGTTCAGTAGTTTCTATTGTAGCTGCAGGAACAATTGAAATAGTAACAACGAATGGTGATAACTCAACACCGTTCCCAGCAGGCACAATCGGTGTTTTTGTAGGTTGTACTTACACTAACCCAACAACAAAGCAATTAACATTTGCACAATACTGGCCAACTGGTACAGCAGCGTCTGATGCTATGGCTTACGTTGTAGACGACTACAACACATTATTTCAAGTTCAAGCAGCGGGCTCACTAGCTCAAGCTACACTTGGTTCTAATGCTATTTTAAATGCAGCTCAATCAACATCTACAGGTTCAACAACTACAGGTAATTCAAACACAGCACTTAGCACTTCAGTGGCTACTACTTCTGGTTATGCGTTCCGTATTGTAGATTTCGTTGAGAGTACAACATCTACAGTTGGTGATGCGTATACTGACGTCTTGGTTAAATTTAACCCAGTCGCTCATTCATACAATAACCCAACTGGTATTTAAGGAGAATAAAACATGGCTATTTCACGCGCACAGCTCCTTAAAGAGCTCTTACCAGGACTAAATGCACTATTTGGTTTAGAATATAAACGTTACGGCGAAGAACATAAAGAACTCTACGAAACAGAGACTTCAGAACGTTCATTCGAAGAAGAAACAAAACTTTCAGGCTTTGCGGCAGCACCTGTTAAAAACGAAGGCAATGCCATCGCTTACGACAATGCTCAAGAAGCTTTTACTGCTCGATACAATCATCAAACTATTGCTCTTGGCTTTTCTTTAACAGAAGAAGCTGTAGAAGATAACTTGTATGATACTTTATCAGCACGTTACACAAAGGCTTTAGCTCGCGCTATGGCTTACACAAAACAAGTTAAGGCTGCTGCAGTTCTTAATAATGGCTTTACTAATTCAGCACAGTATTACGGTGGTGATGGTGTTCCATTGTTCTCTACTTCACATCCAACTGTTGGTGGTGGCGTAAATAACAACACTCAAACAACTCCTACAGACTTGAACGAAACAGCACTAGAAAACGCTGTTATTCAAATCGCTGCATGGACTGATGAGCGTGGTCTTTTAATTGCTGCTCAACCACGTAAGTTAATAGTTCCACCAGGTAATCAGTTCGTTGCAACTCGTTTGCTCGAAACTGAACTTCGTGTTTCTACAGCTGACAATGATATCAATGCTCTTAAAAATAATGGTTCAATTCCAGAAGGTTACACAATTAACCATTACTTAACAGACCCTGATGCATACTTCTTAACAACTGATGTACCTAACGGCATGAAGCACTTTGTGCGTACTCCGTTATCTACTTCTATGGATGGCGATTTTGACACAGGCAATGTTAGATACAAGGCTCGTGAGCGTTATTCATTCGGTTGGTCAGATCCTCTCGGTATGTGGGGTTCACCAGGCGCTTAATTGCGTTTGGCTAAGTAATACCAGATCAACCCAGTTTAGGCTGGGTTTTTCTTTACCTGCTATTCATGGTTTTACGTATTCCACAGGCAAATCTTCGGAGTAATATGTAGTCATACACACGGTGTGTATATAATTTAAAAAAGGAAATTATTATGTGGACAACTCCAGCAGCAACTGAAATGAGATTTGGCTTTGAAGTAACTATGTACGTAATGAACAAGTAATGATTATCGTAACAGACTGTTATTAAATTAGGGGCTTCGGCCCCTTTTTGTTGTATAATACTTGCAAATAGTATGCATTCATGTATTATTTGAATATCCGGGCATATCCGGTTTATTAGACTGTCCCGGCAGACGCATATAAGACTAATAGACTTAACTCTATATGGAGAAAATCAAATGGCTAATACAACCTTTTCGGGCCCAGTCACGTCAACCAATGGCTTTATTACAGGCACAGGCGTTAATTCAACAGTTACAGCAGCAACACTAGCAGTTACAGCAGATGCTTACAATGGTCAAACAATCAATTTATCACGTGCAGCAGGTATTGTAGTAACGCTTCCAGCAGCTACAGGCACAAACGCTGTTTATAAATTTGTAGTTACAACTGCAGTTACAACTAATAACTATATTATTCAAGTAGCTAATGCAACAGACACTATGAACGGATTAGCATCAGTTGCTGCTACTACAGGTTCTGTATTCAGTACTCTTCCAGCTTCAGACACAATTACTATGAGCGGTACAACAACAGGCGGTTTAATTGGTTCATACGTACAAATTACTGACGTTGCAACAGGTGAATTTTTAGTAACCGCAGCTTTAGTAGGTTCTGGTTCACCAGCTACACCATTCTCTGCAGCCGTTAGCTAATTAATCACTGGGGGCGCTTAGCCCCCTCACTAAACAAAGGAGATTAATTATGGGTATGCAATATGATGTAAAACAAGCGCATTTAAATTCTAGTGGGTATCTAGTTAAATATCCTGTTCGTGTTAAAGGACTATCGTATACAGGTACTGCTACTGCTGGATATGTAGTTTTATTTGATACGGCTACAACAACACCTGTTTCATCAAGTGTAACTTATGCACAATCTGGTACAACTGTAACAGTAAGCAAAACATCGCACGGTTTAACTACAGGCACTATTATTGGTATTCACTTTCTATCAAACTCTGGTGTTTCAGCTACTGATGGTACATATTCTATTACTAGAGTTGATGCTAATTCTTTTACTTTAACTGATATTAATTCACGTACAATTACTAGTACTTCAGCTGTATACGCTGTAGGTAAATGGCTTATGACTTATGAACCCACAGCTACTGATATATTTGCCAACGTTCCTTTAGTTCCGGGCGAAGGTGTACGAGCTGAATTAGGTGTGTATGCTGAAATGGTTAATGTAGATTCAGCACAAATATTCTATGGCTAACAAGAAAAAAGGTCCTTCCCTAGCAATCGGACGTGGTGAGAAACTTCCTGTATCTAAAGGTGCAGGACTCACGGCTAAAGGTCGTGCAAAATATAACGCAGCTACTGGGTCAAACCTAAAGGCTCCTCAACCACAAGGTGGCGCTCGTAAGAAGTCGTTTTGTGCTAGGATGTCTGGTATGCCTGGTCCTATGAAAGATGAAAAAGGTAGACCTACTAGGAAAGCCGCATCACTAAAAAGGTGGAAATGCTAATGAGTACAGAACGAGAACTTGCCGAACATGGCATAGAAATTAAACACATTCAAACAGACGTAGACACCCTTATGGAAGATATGAACGAGTTAAAGAAAAGGCTTGATGCTATTGAGTCTGCCCTTAATGAAATCAAAGGTGGATGGAAAGTATTTATATTTATTGCCGGACTAGCTTCAGCAGTTGTAAGTTGGATAGTCACACATTGGTTTAAGTAGGTGATACTATGAAATCATTTATAGATAAAATATTTAAGAAAAGGAAATTTGATGCTGAACAAATTGAAGAAAATAAAGCAATACTTAGTAAACAAATTGAAACAAGTATTAAAGAACATATAGATCAAAATAGAATTAATATGGAAGAAGTAGAAAAAGAAATATATAAAAAACCAGGTCATTATTTTGCAGATTGTAATTGTTTTAAATGTGTAAGATGGAGAAATCAAAGTGCCAAGTAAATCTAAGAAGCAACATAACTTAATGGCAGCAGTAGCTAACAACCCAGCCTTTGCTAAAAAAGTTGGTATATCAAAATCAGTAGGAGAAGAGTTTATGAAAGCAGATAAAAATAAGAAGTTCGTATCAGGCGGATCGACAGGAGCATTAAAAGAAGTAGATGCGAGTGAAAATCCAGGATTATCAAAATTACCAACGGAGGCTAGAAATAAAATGGGATATATGAAAAAAGGCGGTATGGCAAAAAAGAAAATGAAAATGGGTGGCATGGCTTATAAAGAAGGTGGCGAGGCAGACATGGCTCAAGATAAAAAGATGGCTAAAAAAGCTGTAGGCATGCATGAAAAACAACTTCATGCTGGAAAGAAATCAGATTTAGCTAAGCTTAAAACTGGCGGTATGGCTAAGATGAAATCAGGCGGTATGGCTAAATGTGCTAGGGGTGGTGGTATTGAAGTTCGTGGTAAAACAAAAGGCAAGATTTGCTAATCATGGCTAAATTAACTGAAGCAGAAAAAAGAAAAAACTGGGAAAAGTCTGTAGGCTCATCTGAAAATGATATGGAACCTTTACCTAAACCCAAAGGATACAGCCGAGAAAAAGTTAGCAGCAATAAACCTGAACCTACTTTTAAATCGGATGTTGACAATATTATATCAGGCGTTAAAAAAGCTGATGATAAAATAAATGAGGCATTAACGCCAGTAAGAAAAGTTATGGTAAAAGCTGCAGGAAAAGAAGAACCGGGACTTTTAGGCGAATACAGCGGATTAAGTAAAAATTTATCTGAACTTAAAAAGAAAAAAGGTGGCAAAATTACAGCAGCTAATTATGATAAGGAATACGGAAAAATATATCGTAAAGCTGTTAAAAAAATGTCTTCTGGTGGTACCGCTTCTTCCCGTGCAGATGGTATTGCTACAAAAGGTAAAACTAGAGGGAAGATCTGCTAATGAGACCTTCACGTGGTATGGGCGCTATCATGCCTGATAAAATGCCTAAAGGTAAAACTAAAAAACGCCGTGATGACACAGACTTTACAGCATATAAAGAAGGCGGTAAGGTGAATGCAGCCGGTAACTACACAAAGCCAAGCCTTAGAAAAAGAATAGTGTCACAAGTAAAATCTGCCGCTACTCATGGTACAGGCGCTGGTCAGTGGTCAGCTCGTAAAGCTCAGTTAGTAGCTAAGAAATATAAAGCTGCAGGTGGTGGTTACAAGTGAGTGCATTAGCTAAACCACAACGTTCACTAAAAGCATGGGGTGAACAAAAGTGGACAACTAAGTCTGGTAAAAAGTCTAGCGAAACAGGTGAAAGATACTTACCAGAAAAAGCAATTAAAGCATTAAGCCCACAAGAATATGCAGCAACAACAAAAGCAAAAAGAGCAGGTAAAGCTAAAGGTAAGCAGTTTGTAGCTCAGCCTAAATCTATTAAACAAAAAGTAAAACCTTTTAGAAAAATATAATCATGGTAGATAGAACCACAGGGACCACGAGTTTTAACTTAGATTTAAACAATCTTGTTGAAGATGCATTTGAACGATGCGGACAAGAACTACGTACTGGATATGAGCTACGTACTGCACGACGTTCACTAAACCTACTTACTATTGAGTGGGCTAATCGAGGTATTAACTTGTGGACGATTGAACCTGGTCAAATCAATTTAAACCAAGGTCAGATTATGTATGCACTACCTACTGACACTATAGACCTACTTGATATGGTGACTAGAACCGGTACAGGGCAGAACCAACAAGACATTAATATTAACCGTATCTCTGAATCAACCTATATTACAATACCTAATAAGAATGCAAATGGTCGTCCTATCCAAGTGTGGATTAATAGACAGAGTGGTCAAGAGAACCCTACTGATTTATATACAGATGGCGCGGTTACTGCAACGGCTACTACGATTAACTTAACTTCTATTGTAGGTTTAGCGCAGTTTGGTTTTATTAGACTAGATAATGAAACGATTCAATATGGTGGACTTACAACGACAGTAAGTGGTGCTACGACATTGTACCAATTAACGGGATGTATACGTGGTGTCAATAACACGGTGGCTGCGACGCATATTACGGCTACTAGAGTTTTTGTACAGAACTTACCTACTGTTAATGTATGGCCAGCACCAGATCAAAGCAATAACTATCAGTTCGTATACTATAGATTAAGACGTATTCAAGACGCAGGTAATGGTTTGGCTGTAGAAGATATTCCGTTTAGATTTATTCCTTGCATGGTTGCAGGGCTAGCTGCGTATTTAGCGATGAAGTTACCTAACGTATCTCCTGATCGTATTCAGATGTTAAGAGCAGATTATGAAGCAGCGTTTCAACTAGCAGCTGACGAGGATAGAGAAAAAGCAAGCGTTAGGTTTGTACCTCGGGACATGAGTTACATAAGGTAGACGATGCCATTAAAAGATCCTATTGCTAGAGCAGCATATCAAAAAGCATACGCTCAAAAAAATAGAATTAAATCTTATGAACGCATAAAAGAATGGCGTGCAGCTAATCCTGAAAAATGGAAAGAGCAAAAAAAAAGATATGCTAAAAAGCACCAAGACATAATAACAGCTAAATCATTAAGATGGAAAAAAGCTAACCCTGAACGAGTAGCAGAATCATCTAGGCAAACAAGGTTAAAACATAAAGCAAGAGTATTAGCTACTAAAGCAAAATATAGAGCAAGTAAAAGAAACAAAACGCCTATTTGGGTAGATAAAGAACATTTAGGGCTAATTAAACAAGCATATGAATTAGCTATACTAAGAACAAAACAATTTGGGTTTTCATGGCATGTGGATCATATAATTCCTTTAAATGGATTTAATGTGTCTGGGTTACACGTAATTGAGAATATACAAGTAATACCTGCGGCAGAAAACTTATTAAAGAATAATAAATACGAGATAGATAATGCCTAGTAAATACGCAAGTGCCAAGAATTCGATTGCCCAATGTGATCGTTGTGGGTTTAGATACAAACTAAAAGAACTTAAACGCTTAGTTATTAAGACAAAAAATGTTAATATACTAGTGTGTTATGAATGCTGGGAACCGGATCAGCCACAGTTATTACTTGGTATGACACCAATAAGCGACCCACAAGCAGTGCGCAATCCACGTCCTGATTTAGGTTTTTACGAGTCTGGTTTAAATGGTTTGCAAACGGATGAAACAACAGGAACTTCTACATCACAAACAGGTGTTCCTTTGATGGGCAGCAGAGTCATACAATGGGGTTATAATCCTGTAGGTGGCGCTAGTTATTTTGATGCAGCATTAACACCGAATGACTTAGTAGGATCAAGTGCACTAGGTGATGTAACAATATCAATATCTTAAGGAGAAGTAAAATGGCATATAAATCAGCAGCAGATGGCGTTGTTAAAAAAGGTAAAACAGACGTTCAAGTTTTTCCTAATGACGGTCCTAAAGTAGGTATTTCAAAAGGTCCTAAACATGCAGGTTCTAAAGGTGGTAAAAAGAACATTGACATGAAAACTATGGGTCGCGGATTAGCTAAAATTGCAGCACAGAAAAAAGGATAATAATCATGGCAGAATATAAACAACCAGTAGATGTAGCAAACGCAGACATTTATTTTTCACAAGATCCTAACAAGTTAAAAGCTCAAGACCTTAATAAAGGTACAGGCGTACAACGTGTAAGTGCAGGAGATCCTAGTTCTAGTGCAATAAATAGACATGGTGAACTTGAAACTCGTGGTAATGGCGCAGCAACTAAAGGCCGTAAAGCTCGTGGCCCGATGGCGTAATCATGGCTTTAAATTATTCTCAGCTTGTTGTTCAAATACAGGACTACACAGAAAATACGTTTACCGTAACGGATATGAACAACTTTATCCGCCAAGCAGAACAACGTGTCTATAATACTGTACAACTTCCTGCATTAAGAAAAAACGTAACAGGAACATTAAGTACCGGGAATAAATATTTAGCGATGCCCGCTGATTGGCTGGCTACGTTTAGCTTAGCTGTTATTAATACAAGTAACGAGTATCTATATCTTTTAAATAAAGACGTAAATTTTATTAGACAATCATTTCCTGATACTGATTCAGCTTTTTATGGTCAGCCTCAATACTATGCTGTATTTGATAACACTACGTTTATTGTAGGCCCTACACCCGATGCTGCTTATGCAGCAGAACTTCACTACTTCTATTATCCTGAATCTATTGTAACTGCAGGTACTTCATGGTTAGGTAATAACTTTGATTCTGTACTTTTATATGGTTCATTACTAGAAGCCTATACCTATATGAAGGGCGAAAAAGATGTGCTTGATAATTATAGAGCTCGATATGATGAGGCCATGTTATTACTCAAACAACTTGGTGATGGCAAAGACAGACAGGATGCATACCGCTCAGGCCAAGTAAGATACCCCGTTCAATAAAGGATATTAAGTGGCAATCTCACAAACACTAGCAACAAGCTTTAAAGTTGAAATTTTAGATGGCATACATAATTTTGGTGTAGGCGTTGTTCGTGCATCAACTGCAGCGGATACATTTAAAATAGCCCTATATTCAACTCTAGCTACGCTTAACGCTGAAACAACAGTATATACAACACTGAATGAAGTAACTGGTACAGGGTACGTAGCAGGCGGTAATACTTTAGTTATATCTCAAGTTCCAACATCAACAAGTACTGAAACAGTGGCATGGTTAAACTTTGCTAATTCAAGTTGGGCTAGTGCAAGCTTTTCAGCAGATGGTGCTTTGATATATAATAGTACTCAAGGTAATAAAGCAGTAGCAGTATTAAATTTTGGAGGTACTAAAACTACAGCCAATCAAACGTTTACAGTAGTATTTCCGGCGTCTACATCAAGCGCTGCAATTATAAGGATCACATAAATGACAACAGTATCTTCTGTATTTTCAGAAGCACCGCAAGTAAAAGTAAGTAATATAAGACCGTTAGAAAAAGATTTATATAAGATGATGTGGGAACGACCTGAGTATAGAGTTGTAGCTCCTGGTGAACACATTGCACACGAATTTTTAAGACAAGCTCAACCACCCAAAGGTGCATCAGTATTAGACCTAGGATGTGGTACGGGACGAGGTTCCCTTAATTTAGCTTTCTTTGGTGGCTTAGATGTCACTATGGTTGACTTCGCAGATAATTGTTTAGACGAAGATATTCGACCGATGTTAGAAACACAGAAGCATGCATTAAGGTTTGTAGAGGCGGACTTATCTGAACCTTTACCTGTTAAAGCAGCATATGGCTTTTGTACCGACGTGATGGAACATATAAGACATCATCATGTTGATAGAGTATTAGATAATTGTTTGGCTGCATGTCAGCATGTTTTCTTTCAGATTGCTACTGAAGATGATGTTATGGGTCAGCTAGTAGGGCATAAGTTACATTTAAGTGTACATCCCTATGAATGGTGGCTAAAGAAGTTTATTGATCGGGATTGTGTTATTCATTGGTCTAAAGAAGAAAAAGGGTATTGCCTATTCTATGTAAGTTCATGGATTAAAGGCGAAGATGTAGTTGATGCAGGTGTACTTAATACGGATGAAGAAACGATTAAGGCTAATGTAGAATTCAACGTACAAAGAGACTTTATGCAAGTACAGCCTCACCCAACAAACGACCAAGAAGTTATGATTGTGGGCGGTGGACCATCATTGAATGAGCACCTTGAAACTATTAGACAAAAGAGGGCTGATGGTGTTAAACTGATCGCAATTAATGGGGCTTATAAATGGTGCCTAGATAATGGACTAACGCCTTCTGCTATGGTTATGGTAGATGCTAGACCATTTAATGCACGATTTACTCAACCTGTGGTAGATCATTGTAAGTATTTTATTGCTTCTCAATGTGATCCTACTACGTTTGAGGGGTTACCAAAAGACAGAACTTATATATGGCATACAAGTACGGAATTACTTAATGGCATATTATCTAAACATTATAAAACATGGTATCCGGTTCCAGGAGGATCAACAGTCCTTTTAAGAACTATACCGTTATTTAGAATGTTAGGCTTTAAACAGTTTCATCTCTTCGGATGTGATTCTTGTTTAGATGAAAATGAAGTTCACCATGCATATGAACAGAAAGAAAATGATGGACAGCTAGTCATACCTGTAAACGTGGGCGGGAAAATATTTAGCTGCAATCCGTGGATGATTTCTCAAGCACAAGAGTTTATTGATTTAATTTGTATGCTAGGGAATGAAATTGAATTAAATATTTACGGCGGATTACTTCGTCATATTTTAGAAACAGGCGCTTCATACGCCGACATAAAGGAGATATAACATGGCTGCTTCAGCATGGCAATTATATAATAAAGCAAAACAAAGTATCGGTAACGGAACTATTACATTAGGTGCCGGCGTATTCAAAATGGTCTTAGCAAGAAGTGCAAGTAATGCTTCTACTTTTACACTAAGTACATATGCGTCTGTAACTAATGAAATTTCTGCTACCGGTGGATATGCAACAGGCGGTAAAGCCTTAGTACCAGCAACTGGCCAATGGACAGTGGGCGCTTCAGCGAAACAATACAAGTTCACAATGTCTACAGTAGGTTTAGCATTTACGGCTTCTGGTGCTTCATTGACTAATATTAAGTACGCGATTCTACGTAATTCAACTGGCGCTCTTGCTGGTAAGTTACTATGCTTCTGCCAATTATCATCTAGTCAATTTACTGTTACATCACCAAATACATTGACAGTTTTACCTGCTGCTACCGGCATCTTTACTTTAACTTAATAGAGTAAGTCGTGGTAGACAGCGGCTGGGGACGGGGTGCCTGGAGCTCTGGTGAGTGGGGCACAGGCGTAATAATAACACCTTCTACAGGCGCGATATTAGTAGGTGGTAATGGCGCTTGGGGAATAGATACCTGGGGCTTTGGTGGTTGGGGTACTGGAGAAGTACCAACAGTTATTCAAGGTAGGGTAATAACTCCCGCAGCTGGCATATTATCATTAGTAGGTCAAGCACCTATAGTATTAGAAGAAAGAGTCATAACACCTAATACAGGCATAGTATCTTTATTAGGACATGCACCAAATGCTATAAGTGGTAAAGCAATTACTCCTAGTGTTGGAACATTAACATTAGTAGGCGGAGCACCGAATGTAATAAGTGGGCAAGTGGTTACGCCTAATGCAGGAACAATTGTCTTAACAGGACAAACGCCTCAAGTTGTAAGTGGTATTATCACAACACCTGCAGGTGCATCTGTTTTAGTAGGATCAGCACCAAGTACAGTTGTAAGTGGTAAGGTAATAACACCCGCAGTTGGAACTGCAACAATTACAGGCATAGCACCTAGCATATTAAGGGGTACAGTAGTTATCCCAGGTGTAGGAACGTTTGTAGCTACAGGCATAGCACCTAATGCAATTGTAGGTAGAGTAATTTCACCTGCCGCAGGAGCTGCTAATATATTAGGTTTTGCGCCTAATATAGCTCGAAGTAATGTAGTAACACCTAATGTTGGTAGTGTAACCATAGTAGGTCAAACACCGGGCATAGTTAGTGGCAAGGTAATGGCCCCCGCAGGCGCTACAGTTTTAATAGGCTCAGCACCAAGTACAGTTGTAAGTGGACGAATAATTATACCGAATGTCGGTAGCATAACTGTTACAGGTCAGGCACCTACATCAATAATTAGATTAGAAATTGCGCCTAACACAGGAACATTATCGTTAGTAGGGGCAGCACCTACAACATTTAGAAGCAGTGCGACTGGACTAACTGGATCAGTCACATTAACAGGCGCAGCACCTGTTGTATCACAAGGTAAGATTATAACTCCTTCTGTAGGGGCTATAACAGTAGTAGGACAATTACCTGACATAGCAGGCGGTAGAATAAGTAGACCCACTACTGGAGCCGTTAATATTGCGGGCTCTGCTCCAAATGTATTACAAGGTAAAGTAATTACGCCGTCAGTAGGCGCACTAACACTCGTAGGTGGCACAGCTACTGTAAGTAACCCAAATTGGATATCAATTAATACGTCACAAACACCAAGTTGGGGTACAATAAATACAGCGCAAACACCGAATTGGCTACGAATAGCCGCATAAATGTAGTAGAATATAACAAAATTTAAAGGAATTTATCATGGCAAGTACCTATTCAGCACTAAAAATAGAACTCATAGGGACCGGCGAACAATCGGGAACTTGGGGCACAACAACTAATAATAACTTAGGTAATGACGCACTTGGTGAAGCTATTACAGGTTCTGCTGATGTGACCTTTGCTAGTGCCGATGTTACAGTTACCCTGACTGATACAAACGCTACTCAAACAGCTCGTAACTTAAGACTTAATTTAACAGGTACTTCAGGTGGTGCTCGTAACTTAATCCTAGGTTCAGGTTGTCAAATTGAAAAATTCTATCTTATTAATAATGGCTTAGCAGACGCCGTTACAGTAAAAAATACAACAGGTACAGGCATTGCAGTTCCAGCAGGTAAAACTATGCCAGTATATAACAACGGTACTAACGTTGTTGATGTAACCACTTATTTAACTTCCCTTACATTAGGCTCAGCCCTTCCAGTAGCTTCAGGTGGTACAGGCGTTACATCATCTACAGGTACTGTAGCAGTTGTTTTATCAAATACACCTACCTTAGTTACCCCAGTTTTAGGCGTAGCATCAGCTACCTCAATTAATAAAGTAGCACTTACAGCACCAGCTACAGGATCAACACTTACAATTGCTGTTGGTAAAACTTTAACTGCAAGTAACTCACTTACTCTAGCAGGTACGGATGCCACTACAATGACATTCCCATCATCAAGTGCTACAGTAGCAGGACTAGCAATAGCACAATCATTTACAGGCAAACAAACATTTACAGGTGCAACAGCTTCTCTAGCTTCTGCATTTATTAATGCTACTGAAACCTCAACAATCTCAGCAACTGCGGCTACTGGCACAATCAACTATGATGTTACAACTCAATCAGTTCTTTATTACACAACATCAGCTTCAGCTAACTGGACAGTCAATATTAGAGGTAATGGCACAACATCTTTAAATACTTTAATGTCTACTAATGATTCACTTACAGTCGTATTCTTAGTCACACAAGGTGCAACCGCATATTACAATAATGCTCTTACAATTGATAGCGTATCTGTCACACCTAAATATCAAGGTGGCACAGCGCCTACAAGTGGTAATGCTTCAGGTGTAGATGCTTACTCATATACTATAGTTAAAACAGGATCAGCAGCATTCACAGTATTTGCAGCCCAAACACGATTTGCATAAGGAATAATAGATGTCATTATTATCAAGACTAGCCGTATCAGCCGCAAGAGCGTATGGTGCATTATCATCCAATCCTAACGCTGTATCTGCTTCCTATCTTGTTGTAGCTGGTGGCGGTGCTGGAGCATATCATAGTAGTGCATCAGGTGGAGGTGGAGGTGCTGGTGGACTTCTTTCAGGAACAGCTACACTATCTATACTTAATACTTACACAGTTACAGTAGGTGCAGGTGGCACAACATCTGCTGATTTATCTGCTGGTGGAAATGGTAATAATTCTGTTTTATCAGGAACAGGTCTTACTACTATTACATCCACAGGTGGAGGTGGCGGTGGACCACAAAATACTAAAGGTAATGCAGGTGGTTCAGGCGGTGGTGCTACTTTTAATGGTGGTACTGCAGGAGGAAATAGTGCAGGAAATACTCCCGCTACAACACCAAGTCAAGGTAATAATGGTGGAACAACAGCTAGTTCAGGTGCAGCAGGTGGTGGCGGAGCTGGTGCTGTAGGTTCAAATAATTCAGGAGCTAATGGTGGTGCTGGTGGTGCAGGAACTGCTTCTAGTATATCAGGTTCTTCTGTAACATACGCAGGAGGCGGAGGTGGTGGCTCTAATGGTGCTACAGGCGGCACAGGCGGCACAGGCGGTGGCGGTGCGGGTTCAAATTCATCAGGTGCTGGAGTTGCTGGAACTGCTAACAGAGGTGGTGGAGGTGGTGGAGGTGGATACCTTGCAATATCCCCTTATGCTGGTGCAGGCGGTTCAGGCATAGTCATCATATCTTACACATCTGCTACACCCAAATTCGTAGGTGGCACTCTTACTACTTCAGGTGGTAACCAAATACACACATTCACATCTTCAGGCACATTAAGCCCTCTTACACCTGTAACAGCTAGTTATCTAGTAGTAGCTGGTGGCGGTGGTGCTGGCGGCAATTATGGTGGTGGTGGCGGAGCAGGTGGGCTTTTAACATCTTCTACTACACTTTATTCAGGTGCAACTTATGTTGTTACCGTAGGTGGCGGTGGTGCTGTTGGAGGATCTAGACTTCGTGGTGCTAATGGTAGTAATTCAGTTTTAAGTGGTACAGGTATAACAACCGTAACATCAACAGGTGGTGGTGCTGGAGGTGGTGGTGACTCTGTTTCTGAAAAAGATGGTAATTCTGGAGGTTCAGGCGGTGGTGGCGGTGGCGGTAGTGCTGCTGCTGGAAGTAGCACAGGTTCTGCAGGTGCAGGAAATACACCATCTACTAGCCCATCTCAAGGTTCTAATGGTGGAACAGGTTCAACTGATGGTGTTACCTTTCGTGGAGGCGGTGGTGGTGGCGGTGCTTCAGCAACAGGTAGCAATAATTCTTCTGGTGTAGGTGGTGCAGGTGGTGCAGGAACTGCTTCAAGTATATCAGGCTCATCTGTTACATACGCTGGTGGCGGTGGCGGAGGTGGAACTACTTCAAACGGAGCTGGCGGTGCTGGTGGTGGGGGTTCTTCAGGAACTAATGGAACTGCAAATACAGGTGGAGGAGGCGGAGGCACAACTAGTGGAACTGCTGGTGCAGGCGGTTCTGGCACAGTTATCATCTCATACGCTGGCTCACAAGTATTTAACGGTGGTCTAGTCACATCATCAGGTGGTAATACTATCCACACATTTAACGCTACAGGCGCTTTAACACCAGTCACTAATAACCTAAACAACTCTTTAAGGTTTAGAGCAAGTAACTCTGCATACTTAAATAGAACGCCTACAGTTGCTGGTAATAGAAAAACATGGACTTGGAGTGCATGGGTAAAGCGTGGAACATTGGGAACAACACAAAGACTTTTTTGTGCTGGAGCTTCAGATTCAGTAAGTCCATATGAAACACTTGTAGGTTTTAATACTAACGACCAATTATTAATTACAATAAACGGCAACGGAGCAACAGGTGGCTCTGCAACTACATCTGGTGTATTTCGTGATCCATCAGCTTGGTATCATATTGTTGCTTATGTTGATATGTCTGCATCAGGACAGGCTAATAAAGCAAGAATTTATGTCAATGGAAACCAACAAACTGTCACTTATATCACTTTAACAACAACAGATAATACAGAAGTAAACAACAATGTCATACATAGGATTGCAGCAAATTCATATGCCTTATCTAGTTACTTTGACGGCTACCTAACTGACATTAACTTCATTGACGGTCAAGCACTAGAACCATATTACTTTGGTAACAATGACGCATACGGTAATTGGAAACCAATCCTCTATAAAGGTATGTATGGCACTAACGGTTTCTATTTAACATTTGCTGATACTTCAGCTCTTACAACTTCATCTAATGCAGGTCTAGGTAAAGACACATCAGGTAACGGAAACTATTGGGCTACTAACAACATCTCAATTACTGCTGGCACAACCTATGATGCTATGCTAGATGTGCCTACTAATACAAGTGCGACTGTGGCTAATTATGCTGTAATGAATCCATTAAGTTCAGCTTCAGGAACATTGACTAATGGTAATTTAACATTTTCTAATGCTGGTGCAGTTAAAGGTGCTAAAGGAACATTTGCTTTAGAGTCAGGTAAATGGTATTGGGAAAATACTATTACAACTTTAGGTGTTAATGATTTGGGCGTAGGAATTCTATTTGATGGTGCTACAGATGCCATGAGAGATGGAACTGTAACAAGCACATTTAGCGTATTCTATCAAGCAAACACTAATGTTAGAAAAAATGGTTCAGTAGTAGCAAATTATGCTTCATATACTACAGGTGACATTATTGGTATTGCTTATGATGCAGATATTAGAAGCATTACATTTTATAAAAACAATGTAAGTCAAGGGTCAATTACTGCTGACGTTCCTACATCGCCTTATGTTGTTTGGATAATTCAACCAAATTCAATTACAGCTACAGTTAATCCTAACTTTGGACAACGCCCATTCACCTACACTCCACCTACAGGCTTTGTAGCACTAAACACATATAACCTACCTACCCCTACTATATTACAGGGTAATAAGTATATGGATGCAACGCTATATACAGGAACAGGAAGTGCTGGAACAGATGTTCAAACAGTTGTAAATGCTGCTCAATTCAAACCTGATTTGGTATGGACAAAATCGAGAAGTAATGCAGTATCACATCATATTGGTGATTCTGTTCGTGGCATTGACAAAACTTTATTTAGTAATACTACAGGGGCAGAAGCTACTTATACTTATGATATTCATGCGTTTAATTCAAATGGGTTTACTGTAGGTAATGATGGTTCACAAAATACAAGTGGATATACTTATGTAGGTTGGCAATGGCAAGCTGGTCAATCTAGTGGCTCATCCAATACTTCAGGAACTATTACATCTACTGTATCTGTAAGCACAACTGCTGGGTTTAGTGTTGCTACATTTAGTGGTGCATCTTCTGGCACAGTAGGACATGGTTTAGGTGTAGCTCCTCAAATGATTATTTTAAAAACTAGAACAACTGTGCTTGGTTGGTATGTTTATCATGTAAGTATTGGAGCAAGTGGTTGGTTACAATTAGATACAACAGCTGCTGCTATAACAGGAAACACAGCTGTATTTGGTGGCACTACTCCCACTTCAACAGTATTTACTTATGGTGGCGGTTTAGCAGGCACAGGAAATTATGTAGCCTATTGCTGGGCAGAAATAGCTGGCTTTAGTAAGTTTGGTTCTTACACAGGTAATGGTTCTACAGATGGTTCTTTTGTTTACACAGGGTTTAGACCTAAATTTATTATGATTAAACGAACAGATGCTGTAGAAAGTTGGGAAATATTTGATACATCACGCAGTTCATATAATACTGCTGTAGAACTTTTAGAGGCAAACTCATCAGGTGCTGAATCTACTTCAGCAGGAAATGCTATAGATATATTATCTAATGGATTTAAACAAAGAAATACAAGAGCCGCTACAAACGCTTCAGGTGGAACATACATATTTATGGCTTACGCAGAAAACCCATTTAAAAATAGTAACGCAAGATAACAGGAGAAACACATGGCACATTTCGCACAACTTAACGCAGAAAACCTAGTAACACAAGTGATTGTAGTTGCTAACCAAGACACAGCCGATCAAGACGGTGTAGAGAACGAAGCTATAGGCATTGAGTTCTGCACTAATCTTTTAGGTGGCACTTGGAAACAAACATCTTACAACTCTCGCATCCGTAAGAACTACGCAGGTGTAGGATATAAGTATGACGCTACACTAGACGCTTTTATACCACCACAACCATTTGCAAGCTGGACATTAAACAATGAAACAGCACAGTGGGAAGCACCAACACCATATCCTACAGATGACAAAAGATATACATGGGACGAAGCAACGACAGCTTGGGTTGAAGTACCTGTAGGTGAATAATGAAGATCCTAGTTGGGGTTTTAATTGTACTTTGTTTACTTAGCTGGGTACATTGTTTAGGGGGTTAGTATGAATATGGATAAAATAGCAAATATGTTGTTCCCAGTGATAGTCTCGGCTATTGCTTGGTTACTTACTTCAATGGCGTCTATACAATCAGACCTCATTAACATCAAATCTAAAATGCCTAATCTAATTACAGAACAAGGCGTACCTACAGACAGCCCTATATCAGCAGAAGCTAGAGCTAAGTTAAAAGAAGAATTAAGAGCACAAATGGGCGAACTTAATGTACGTATTAGAATTTTAGAAGAACATGATATGCAAAGAAGAGGTAAATAATGTTTAGCATCCTCTCATCCATACTAGGTTTTGCAACCGCAGGATTACCTAGCATACTAGGCTTTTTCCAACAAAAGGGAGATCAAGCGCATGAACGAGAAATGGCTAAGATGCAAAATGAACAAGCTATGCTTATGGCTCAAAAAGGTTTTCAATCACAAGAAAAAATAGCAGCTATTGAATTGGAGGGAACTTATGCAGAAACATTTGCACAAGAAAGACAAGCACTTTATGAACATGATGCAAAACTTGTACACGATGCAGCCCCATGGGTTAGAACTCTTAACGCAGCTGTCCGTCCTATTGTTGCTTTTACTTTTGTAGGACTACTTATATTTGTAGATGTAGCTGGATTTATTTGGGCTGTAAGAACTGTAGGGTTTAGTCGTGAGTCTATGGACGTTATATTTTCATCTGACGAAATGGCTATTGTAGGTTCTATTATTGGCTTCTACTTTGGAGCAAGAACTTGGGAAAAGAAATAAGTGAATGTATCAAAAGCTGCTATTGCTCTTATCAAACATCACGAGGGTGTGCGTAGTCGTCCCTATCGTT